ATCTTTCATTAACAACTTAAATTACGACCTTCCTGCTCCTCAACGTAAACCTCGTGTTCAAAAATATACAGGTGGTACTAACTCAAGAGCAGTTATAGAAGCTAGATGTCAACGCTTATACTCAAAACAGCTAGAAGGTAAAACAACTAGACAACTAGTAATAGAACATTCTCATAGAGAAGGCATATCCGAAACAACAGGGTGGGCTGATTGGAATAAAGTTAAAGAATGGAATGATCAAGATTGGCTCAAAGAAAGAGATAAAATGATCCCACGTCTTCAAGCAATGCGTATGCGTCTTTTCAACAAAGCCATATCAAAAGGTCAGCTTCAAACAGCAGCACAAATATTAGACAGCCTAGGTAAAGTAGTAGGCGAATCCGTAGAAACAGTAAATATCCAAGCTCCAGAACTTGCAATTCGCATAGAACCAAAAGAATAAAGATTTACAGAATATATTTAAGTTCCCCACACACGCAAAAAATAAAAATAATTTTACAACTACACCCCTATTGTTACATAATGTTAAGATAATTATATATAAATATATTTAATTATATATATCGTCTAATATTGGGGAAGGGGAAATAATATCTTATTTTCTCAGTACCTAGAAAATTGCATACTTTTTAAACCATGAAAAAAAGTTTAAAAAACGTGGACATGGGGACATGGTCACGAAAATATTTTGGATATACCAAAAATGGATATCTCCATTTTAACGGTAAGAAAAAAAAGTTATCTCAAAATGATGACTTTTGCGACTGTGATTTAACAGAAACTGACGAACCATTTTAATTCTCTAGTACTCTTTAAATCGATTGTAAGGGGTGTTAATAAGTCTTAGGACTATAACACCCTTTAAAAAAAATAAGCTTTTACAGCTTTACTAAAACTAAACATCACTAAATTAATTAAAACCATGTTAAAAAATTTCGTTATCTGGTCAGGATTCTATGCTTTATCAGGTATTGTTTTGACCTCGGTTATTACTGAAAGTCTTAATAAAAGTACTTTTGCAGATTGTAAGCTTAATATCTCTAGGGATAATAAAGCATGCATACAAGTATTAAAAACTGGTTCAGAATTTCAACAAAAACAAGTATTAAATATACTTGCAATTAATGAACTAAAGGATATATAATTAAATATATCCTTATACAATTTTATTTAATTAAACTAATGAAAATGTATTCTAACTCTTATGAAAAATTTTTATATGAAAAAACCGAAGAATATAGAAAAAATTGGCGTGATTCTGTTTCTGAAGTTGAAAGACTAAGTAAAGAGAATGCTGATTTAAAAACAACAATAGAAAGAGAAAGACAATTGCATAAATTGCAATTAGAACAGTATGCAACAAAACTAACTCTTAAGGGTTAGTTTTTTTTATTCACCTTATTAATTTAAAAACTATGAAAACAATTAAAGACTTAAAAAACTATGTTAAATACCACACTAGAATAGTTGTTAAAGACTTAGTAGATATTAATTATGCTAGTGGTACTGAATTAATGCTAATTAATGATATGAAAGTTAAAAAAAATAAACTAAGTAAAAGAATTTATAAAGAGTATAGAACTTTATTAAATAATGATAGCTTACCTTTAATTAGTGGTAATTATGGAAGTACTGGAAGATTAAGAATTGAAAAAGATAATATACATTATGTAGCAGGGCAAGACGCAAGAATGGAACTTCACTATTGTTTAGAGGATTACTTAAAGAAACATACAATAAATTTATTAGAGAAAGATTTTTTTAAAGTAACTAAATAATAGTTTCTTAAAGCTATCTATTTTTAGATAGTTTTAAAAAACTATTTTTTATTAAATAGTTTTAATAGTTCCCTAAGTCATAAGATGACTAATTAAGAGTGAATTGTTATTAATTCATACGGGGAACTTATTTTTTCAACTTACATTAATTAAAAAAATGAATCACACTTTAACGGTTAGGGGTGCTTATAGTACCGACTTTAAAAGCAAAAAAGAGATATTAGAGCATTATAACTCTAATAAAGACTTTCAAAATTTAAATCCTTTTGTTAGTGGTGCTTATGTCAATAAAAAAGATGCTAAAAGGTTTAAAGTAGGTTATTTGAATGTTAGATATAATAATTTAATGAAAATAGCAGTTATAGACGTTAATAAGGATAAATTTCAATGAATTTAGATAAGGTATTTACTAAGCACGATGATGCAGCTCATGGATGGTTAGAAGTTAGTATTGAGGATTTAATCGATTTAAATATTCAAGATAAAATTTCTAATTTTTCATATATAGATTCAATTAAAAAATTAATCTATTTAGAAGAAGATGTTGACATGGTTTTATTCTTAAAATCATATAAAGAAAAATATAAAAAAGGGTTAGTGTATGTAATTGAGAATAATTTTGAAATACATCCTATAAGAGATTTAACTAGTTATATAAATTGTCAAATAATAGATAAAGATAATCATATAGTTATTAAGGATAATATGAATAGTTTAGTATATTCATTTCCTAAAAAAGTATAAAAAATAATACTAGCTTTAAGGGGTGTATCGAACACCCTTTAATGAAAGTATTTTTTTACTTTCAATTAAAAACTAAATTTATTAATTAAAACAATGAATAAAGATCAATTTATTGAAGAAGTCTTTAAAATTGCTTTCGGTAGTAAACGTTTTAGACAAGAGCATTATGGCAATCGTAACTTTAGTTATTCTGAAGTTATCAAACAGTTAAAAGAACATAGCGAAGATTCTCTTAAATGGTGTTGTATTCCCGATGAAGACCAAAAAGAGTTTCAAGATGCTTTTTATGAGGAGTGTGAAAAATGAATATTTTAAAAATATCAAAAGGTAATAAAAAATTGCCAAAAACAACGGGAATAATAAGTTTGCCCGCGGGTTTAACTTGCCCAGGTTCTAATACTTGTAAGGCGTGGGCAGTTATGAATGATAAAACTAATAAGAGAGAGTTAAAAAGGGGTGATGAAAGTTTATTTACTTGCTTTGCCGCAAGTGAAGAATTGAGATACCCTAACGTGTATAACTCTAGACGTTTTAACTATAATTTAATTAATAGTTATGTTATTAAAAGGGATGTAGACGGTTTAAGTAATCTTATAAACGATAGTTTATTAGCTAATAAAAAGAATATAGATAAGTTTAGAATTCATGAGAGTGGTGATTTCTATCACCCTTTATATTTAGAATCTTGGTTAAATGTAGCTAAGTACAATAAAGATATAAAATTTTATTGTTATAGCAAAAGCTTAGAATACTTTTTAAAAGTTTTATTACCTAACAATTTTTATTTAACCGCTAGTTATGGTGGGAGATATGATTATTTAATTGATCAGGGTTATTTTACAAGATATAGCAAAGTTGTATTTAGTGAAGATGAAGCTAAACGACTAGGGTTAAAAATAGATATAGATGATTCTTTATGTTTTGGAAATAAACCTTTTGCCTTATTGTTGCATGGACTGCAAGAGAAAAATACCCCTAGTGCTATTGCATTAAGAGAAATAAAAAGAAATAAAAAATTAATTACTGTTTAGATTTTAAAAGTAATAAGAATAAGAGTTTATAAAGCATATCGTTATTATTAGGGGTTATCTCATTAACTTGAGATAACTTTTGATGCTTAATGAATGATTGAAGCTGATTATTGTCATGAATGTCATGATTATGAATCAAATTTTTAATAAAAGACATTATGGGCAAAAATTAGTTGATTAGTATACTAAATAGTGTATACTAAAATATATAATTATACAATTAATTAATCATGAATGAACAAACTAAAAAACAAAAATGGATTAAAGCAGAACATGATAAAGCTGTTCAAATTCATTGGGATAATCTTGCAAGGATTAGAAAATTAAAAGAAGAACAATCTACAAAAATATATAGGATATATTCTTATGAAATAACTAATAACAAACTTGAAGACTTATGTGATGAAGATAATGAACATGAGTTAGCATTTAATTTGATTAAAGAGCAACAGTTAAAACATTGTATTGAAGTTGCAGATTTACAAAAACAAATAGATAAAAACCCTTTTGAAAAATCTGTTCAGGTTATGAGAAAAAATAGTAATGAAGAAATGCTATCTAGAAAATATGACAGGCTATTTAATAAAAAAACTAAGGAGGTTAAATAGTGGTAAAAGAAAATCCCAATAAAGAATCCTGTAGAGAAAGAATGAAAGAACTTATTCGAGTTAAAAAACTCAATAGGAATCAAGTAGTAAAAAGATGTATGAGAGAATTTGATGACGTTCATAAATCAACTTTTTATGGTTGGTATGATGAAGTTATCAATGAACCTGATATAGTCTCTTGGGAGGAAGATAGAAAGCTAGAAATAGTTTCTGAATATCAAATTAAACAAGATTTAGTTCAAAGAATGTTTAATCGTAATATGGAGCAATACGATAAGTATTGTGATGATTACGAAGAAAATCAGGATACTGAAATTCTAAGCAATATCGAGAAGTATGAGGATAGACTCAAATACTTCATTAAAAAATAACAAACACGAAAATTCGCTAACGAAAATGCCAAAACCAAATCCAATTATTAATAAAGTTGATCAAGAGTTTTCTGAACAACTTACAAAAATAATCAAGAGTTATGTTCTTGATTTAGTAAATCATGAAGTTGATGTAATTACAGATTCTGATTGGTTTGAAGAAAAAATTAAAACAATTATGGAGGATTCAAGCAAATGAACAATGATCATTTATGGAGTTTATTTAATGATGCTCATTGGAGATCATTAGATAATATTTGTAGCCATCCTTTAGAAGCTAAAGATATAGAAGATTTAGCTGAAGATTTAGGTTTACAAATTATTGCAGACCAACTTAGAGAAAATAGAGAAGATCAGGAGAGAAGAGAAAATGATTGACAATCCACTAGAACAGCAAACTTTAGAGACTCTTGATGGTCTTTATATAAATGAAAAGTTTGAAGAGCATTGTACTGATGCTGCTAAAGAATTAGCTAAAGATAATAATCTAAATCCAGATTATTATGAACCTTTTATAGAGTTTTACATTGAAGAATGTAGAGAATCAGATAGAGGTTATTTTTTCGGTAATCAAAAATATATGATCGATCTTTGGTGGGATCATAATAAAGATCTATATGAAACTAAAACACCTTATATGGAGATAAAAAAATGAATTTTAAATTATTAAGCTATGCTCGTCACAAAAAACAAGAAATAGAAGGATTAGTTATTAATCCTAATAGCAGTAAATGTTCTCATGTTACTATTTATGATCCAGATTGTCCTAATGATGATGACTTTTCAGAAGAATCTTATGGTTCTGGAAGTGTTTTAGAGTTTAATTATGATGATATGGAAGAAATTAAAAATCCCTCTAAAGAATTAATTGATAAATGCAAAAATGTAGCTAATCAATTTAAAATTTAATCATTATCTTCTAAATATTTATCAACAGCAGTTCTAACTTGCCAAGAGACAGGTAATCCTGTTTTTTCCTTTCTCTCTCTAAGTTTATCTGCTGTTTTTTCAGTAAAATTAATCATCATTTTAGTATGATCATCAGTTTTAGGTCTTCCTTGTGGCATAAATATACAATTAGATATAAATATATATAACACAAAATAAAAAGACTATCAAGTAAAAACCTGATAGTCTTTTAGTTTACTGATGAGTAACATCACTCGTGTGCTAGTGACTAATCGCTTATGAATGAATAATTAGGTCATGAAATGAACCTTGACTCTTCAAACATCCTCGATGGGAACTCATATGCATCTTTGATTGAAAGTTTGGGGTCGATTCCAAATCTATTTAGAGTCATCAATAGTAAATTCTTTCAAAGGAGCAGCGACTAACTACAGTATACCCCAGGATTCATATAATTAAACATATTATGATATATAAATATATATCCTATGAATGGCAAAAAAGAAAAAGAAAAGAACCAAAAGAAAAAGAAATATATATTAAGTAAATAAGTATATTAAGTAGATAAGTATTATAAGTGTATTAAATATTATATATATAATATATATATATTAAATATATATTATTTAGGATAAGGAAAAGAGTTTTTTAGATATTTGCTTGACAATTAAATAAGTATCATCTACTGTCAGTAATGAACACTTAATTATCTATTAATGGATACAAAGAAAGATATAAAGGTTTCTGTCTTCCTTGACAAGGAGATGGCTACTTTTATTGACGAAAATAAAACTTACGGGATGAGGCGATCAGATTATATGCGTGGTCTTGTTTGGGAAAAGATGAAACGTAAAAAGGCAAAACCAACAGTTACAACTATGAATGATCCTTTCAATAATTCTTGTATTACTGCTGATTTGATACCTGATGACCTCAAACAATACTCTGATCTTTTTATTGAATGGTGGCCTATTAGAAAGCAAAAGGGTGGAGTTTGCTCTACAAAGGTCGCTAATCGCCTCTTTGATACTCTTAGGTCATTTCCATCACAGGACAGAAAACAAGCTCTTGAGAAGGCAATAACAGGTGGCTGGAAAGATTTATTTCCTATTAAGAAGTCTAAGTTTACAGAAGAACCAAAAAATAATCACCCTGCATCAAGAGTATTTACAGCTAAAGGAGGGTTTCAATAATGGAAAAACTATTTGATGTATCTGTTATCAAAACTCTTAAAGATGCAATCAAAAGAGGTAAATTTACTCTCAAAGATTTAGATACACCTCCCCCAGGTTGGACAGAAGTAGTGAACAATTGCAAAGGCAACCCTGCTTTCCCTCAAGGTTATCAAGGTGTCGAGTATAAAAACCTTGCTAGGCTTAAAGAACCTATCCCACCTCCACC